ATCCGATACTCCCGTTCGATGGAGTAAAACTCTTGTCGTCCAAACCACTCTACCCAGTTTTCTGATCCTTTTGAGTGATTACAACGTTTGCAGGCTGGAATGCAATTACTTGTGCGGTCTTCTCCTCCTTTTGCTTTTGGTCTTACATGATCTAGTGTTAATGATGCGTCATCAATTGGTGGATTGTCGCAGTATGCGCAGCGATTTTGCCAGGCGTCTTTAATTGACTGACGCCAAAGCTGTTTAGCTTCTCTTCTTGTCATTGCCTCAAGATGAAAAAGGTAGTCGTGGATCCTCTGCCGGACCGTTATTCCCTTTGCATTCATTGAGTCAATATTGTGACATTACCGCAAAAGAATTGAGCAAGTGGGCTTCTCATAAGCGCTTTAGCGGCTGTCGTGTTTATAATTCCACACATGGGCAGACTAAAACACGGATTTTTAAGGTCGAATGGCACAAACTTTTGCCAGTGCGCCGCTGACTATATATAACGTACTCGCAAACGATAGTACTTTTTCTGGATTACTGGGCACATATACTTTTAGTGGAGGTAGTACGTCAGATTCAATCGCCATACTAACTCCAGGAGAGAAGTTGCCACATTTGGAGTCACAAGTTGGCTTAGAGTGCATTATTCATGACGCAGGCGACATTAAAAGAATCGACTATGTGAATGACGATTCTGAGCTGCTGACAACCTGGAAGATATTTTTAATTAGTTGGGATGGCTCAACTGGTAGCGACTTAAACGCTGCTGCAAAGCGGGCTTGTCACCTGTTCTATGGGAGTACATCTATTGAAACGTTATCGGTGTCACAGGGCCTTGGAGCGCGTGTACAGACGATGATTATGATTCCAGAGAATGGTGGATTACATCAAGATGCTGTAGATATCTTGGACTCTTTACCATAGGGCTAATTTATAGAATACCAGACAGGTAGGAACACTAGCTCAGTGGGGTGAATCCCCCATATTTGCTCAGTTTTCAGCATTCTGGAAATTCACCCATGGCTAATTATTCTGCCGCTTTTGGCTATAAGTTCTACATCATGCCGTTAGCATCGGACGAGGTAGACTTGACCTTCACTGGTATCACCACGGCAACTGGTACTTCTGCAAGCACGGCCTTCATGAAGACCGATGATTCTGCTGCTGGCGACGAAGGAAACCTTGTCGCAGCAAACGACACCATCGCTTATAACACCTCTACCGGTGTTTTCACCGTAGAAACTGTCGCTTTTGACATGGATGGCGCTGACAAGCCTGCCAAGTTGATTGGTCTGACCAATGCTTCCCTGGAAACCGACACTTCTAGCGAAGACGTGATCACCTATGACCGCACTACTCGCGGTTATAACACCAATATTGCTACCACTAAATCCTTCTCCATCTCTCTGGAAGGCGTGGCTGACTTCAAGGACGCTGCCTATCAGATCCTGCGCTTGGCTGAAGCCAACACTGTTAACAACAGCCTCCGCGTGAAGTTTGCCCGCATCGGCCCTACCGGCACTGACGAAGCTATCTACGGTTACGGCACGCTTGAGGGATACTCTGAGTCCATCGAGGCTGGCTCCGTGGTTTCCTACAGTGCGACCCTGAACGGTTACGGTCCTTATAACCTTGTTGTTGACGCTAACCCTTGATAACAAGTTAAATAGCCGAGAAGCCCCGCCACGGCGGGGTTTTTTCTTGGCAGACTAATTTAGTCTTTAGGGGACGAATGGCTGACTTTAGTATTGAAATTCCAGTCGGAATGGATGTATCTCAAGTCAATGCCGCCCTTAAAAAGTTTAACGGCGATATTCAGCAAACTGCAAAATTTTTAACCGAATTAAATCAGTCGATAACAGGGGAAAGTAGACAAATTGGTGTACAATTTGTTGCTAAAGATTCAGCAAGTCCTGCATTCAAGGCAGTAGAAACAAGCGCCAATCGGTCTGGTAAAGCTTTTCAGTCAAACGAACGTCAACTTGGACAGCTTACTAAAACATATAAAGGTTCTATCACTTCTCTTAAGCAGGGTCTTGCAGCAAGAAGACAGGAATTAGCTGGTCTTAGAAAAACAGATACACGGTACAAACATGTAACGCAACAAATTGAAGGATATCAACGAGCCCTTAACAAGGCTAAGGGCATCCAGGAAGGATCTATTACTTCGTTAAGACAACAGCAGCAAAAATTCCAACAACTGGCAGATACCTTGACCTTGGGCTCAGCGGAGCAGATTAAATACGCTAACGCTGCGAAAAAGATTGAAGCTCAGATCAAAAGAACGACAAATCCATTAGGTCAGTTTTTTGCTGTCTTAAATAAAATTGCAACACTACAAGCAGGCTTTACTGCTTTTGCTGCGATCATTGGTACATTTACTGGTTCGTTAAATAAGTTTGTCGGCCAACTGAAGGCTTTAGAAGGTTTTGAGCTTGCCCTCAAAAATGTCGGGCTGTCTACGGCTGAAGTTAATGAGCGCTTGCAAGACGCAACCAGAATATCTGCTGAACTTGGTGCGCCATTAGAACAGGTTGAGAAATCATTCAAGCGAATGGTTCCTGCCCTAAATGCTGTAGGCGTCAATGCTGAAGATAGCGGCAAGTTTTTAGAGGGTATTGCTGCTCGGACGCAGACCCTTGGTCTCAATACAGAACAGACGGGTCGCTTCATGGAAGCGTTCGCTCAGGTGCTGTCTAAAGGTAAGCTGCAATCGGAGGAACTTAACCAGCAGATCTCTGAACTTGACGGTGCCTTTAGGGGTCAACTTGCTAAGTCACTTGATGTGACGACGCAGGAACTTGAGAATATGATTAAAAATGGCGAAATCACGTCTACGGTTTTCGTCAAAGCGTTCAATGATATGGCTAATGGCGCAGAGGCGCTTAAGCAGAGAATCAGAGACGGTAATGCAACAATTCAACAGCTGCAAAACCTTATCGATTTGCTTGATACGACAAACCTGAGGCGCATTGGCAAGGCTATTGAACCTGGAATCAAAGCATTTTTAGAGATTCAATTTGCCGTCGCTGAATTTATAGAATCTGTTAGCAAATCCCAGGTGGGACTGCTTTTGGCTGATATTTTTAATCAGATTGCTCTCGGCGCCGCTGACTTCTTTAAAGCATTAAGTGCTGTCAGCAGACTGATTATCGATGTTCTAGATGTTTTTGCAAGGCTCGGCAGAGTTGGCGGCTTCTTGCTGAGAATCATCACGTCACTTGGATTAGCTTTTCTCACTTTCAAAACGGCAACGGCAGCTGCTGCAGCACTGGACCTTTTGACAGGGAAAATGAATACCGCTATTAAAGCTTCTGATAAATTAGCGGGTTTATTGTTTGACTTTAAGTTAGAAGGATTTAGTGGGATCATAAAAAATATTAGTCGTGACTTTGCAGGATTAGGCGCTTCCCTAAAAGCCCTTGCTCCATTCCTTATTAAATTCGCAGCAATAGCAGCTGTTGCTACATTAATCGGCAAAACGTTTCAGAAATTTGATGATGAAGTTAATAAGCCTGTAGCAGCTTTAAAGAAAGAGCTGCAAGAACTAGAAGAGCCTTTAAAAAATTTGCCGAGCCTGATAAAAGACATTGAGCAAGAAGCAAACAATCCTGACCTTCTTGACGCACTTGGAAAACTGTTCAATTTCGTGTTTGGTTTTGGAGCCAAGCGTGACTTCACTGATATGGAAAAAGTTTTCCGCATAGGTAAAGAGACTACAAAATCAATTCAAAGATTCAACAAAGACCTTGCAAGAATTGGAGTGCTTTCTAAAGAGGGTCGAATTCAGTTTGGCAAGCTCAACGACGTTGATACAAATACATTAGCTAATAGTTTAGCAGCCAATGAAGCATTCACAAAGAGACTTACTGAAAACATGGTGAAGTTAAAGAAAGAAACTGATCGGATGGAAGCCGCTGGTGGCGATGAAGGTGATATTGCCCATCGCAGAAAAAGAATTGCAATAATGGAAAAAGAGATTTCGGAGCAGGAGCGTATTGTAGACTCGCAAAAGGATGAAATAGCAGCAAGGATGGAAAATGGCGAAGCGATTGATAGACAAGTTACAAGTTTCAAAGACTTGCAAAATGTACAAAAGCAACAGGCAAAGGTTAATGAGCTGGTTAACAAACAGCTAGACAACAAATTTATGAAGAGATTCGGCGACAGCGCTGAAACTGCCTCCGAAAAATTGATGCTGTTGAGTTCTGCACAATTTGAATTAAACAAGGCGACAAAAGAAGGGATTGAGGAACAGCTCCGGGCTATGAAGGCTAGAGAAACTAGCCCCACTGGTTTTACGGAAGAAGACAAGCGTCAAAGTATTGAATTACTGTCAGGCCAGTTGTTGGACGCTGAAAAAGCTGTAGCCGAAAGCAGTGACAAGCTAAATCAGGTTATACAAGATGATCTTAAGCGCACTTTAGACAATGTTTCTGCTGTTGCTGACTCCTATACCGAATTGGCGAATACAATCAGTCAAGGCGCTGGCAGTATCGCTAGCGCGACTACAGGTGCATTTGGCGATCTAAGGAGCTTGCTGGATGCTGTGACTCAGCGAGAGCTTGTTGGCAAGAGTCCTCAACAACAGAGGGATATCGAAGACAACCGTCTCAGATTGCTTGCAAGAATAAACAAAATTGAAGACCTTATCGCAAGATCAAGGCTTACTACTGAATTTAAAATTGCACAATTGCAAAACCAGCAATTACAAAGAAGGCTGGCAGCCGAAAAAGCTCTTGCCTTGAGGGCAGGTGATGTAGAAGGTGCCGCAAGATTGCAGGAGGAAATTAATGCAAGCAAGCAAATCGGGATAAATCAGGAAAAGATATTCAATATGGAAATGAACCGCCTTAAGTTACAAAAAAGACTTAAGGATGAAATGCTGCTGCAAGAAGCTGTAAGTAAGGGAATGTTCGGTCAATTCAAAAATCGCGAACAACAAGAACGAGCGATCAGCAGAGAACTCGGCTTGCAGAAAGCTACCAGTCAAGATATTGCAAGAATAGTTGATAAACTTGAACGGGAAGGAGCTAAAGAAGTTTTTAAACTCGACAAGGCTGCTGTCGAGGCTCAGGCAAAGGGATTTGAAAAACAAAAAACGTCACTCAAAGAGATTAATGATCGCTTAAAAGAGCTTAAAAAGAAAAACCAAGCAATAGTTGGATCAGGTCAGCTGCTTGGCACTGCCCTTGAAAATGTTAAAACTTTGCTTAGCAGTACCAATTCTGAGGCTGATAAATTCAAAGGGATAATGTTTGACACCTTATTTTATATAGAAAAGATGGTCAGATTGCTTGGAGGGCAAACTCAAGCAAGATTTATGGGTGGTCCTGTTGAAGGTGGTCAAACTTATCGAGTTAATGACGCTGGTCTGGGTCGTGAGGCATTTATGAATAAGTTTGGCGATGTCAAGATGCTGCCAGCAGCTTCAAACATGAACTGGACTGCACCATCAAGCGGTACGATCATTCCCGCTAAAGTTGTTAAAGCGATGCAAAAGAACGCTGATATCAATGCAAATATCTCCGCCAAACAAACTCGTCAGACACCCAATGTCTCTAGTATTGCATCTTCTGCAGCAAGTGGCGTTTCTGGCAGCCTAGCTAAGCAATTAGGCTCTGCGGTGTCTGGATCTACGTCAAACCGTATTACTAATAACGTAACGATCCAAAGCCAAAGCCCTGTTAATGACGCCTCTGATCTGATGACCAATGTGGCCCGTATGCGCCTCCGTAACAGCCGGAGGATCTGATCATGGCAGGAAGTATTACAGTCACTTACGGATCCACTAGCGTCGTTTTGACGCAGTTCTCAGGCGATGATTTACCTAGCTCCACATTAGGTCAAGCAAATTTAGAGTTCAGCCAGATTGGACTAGGATATGCGACTGGTCCTGCTAAAACACAACGCAAAATTTGGGCGATTGCCGCATTTGTAGATGCTACACAGATTGTTCAATTAAATACTATTTTTGAAGGCTGGGATACTGCTCGATCTACTTCTCTC